AAAAAACCACGCTCATAAGAACGTGGTAAGAATATAGCGTTAGCCTCTTAAAATATAAAACTGTTAATCATGATAACTATCACAAATTGAATACATTTATTATAACATAAAAGCCACCCAGAGACATGTTAGGCGGCTTAGAAGGGAACATGCTCAATTGAGTTGTTCCAAAAGATCATTAAGTTTTTAACTGGGTGTAAAACCCTTGTGAATTAATTATAACATAAAAAAAGCCTACTAGAGAGCGTATCATCTAGTAGGTAAATACATCACAATAACCTACCCTCATTCGAGGACACAGCAAACCGGCTCGTCAGCCGCACATATGAATTCTCAGTTAATGTGATGTAGGCACTTTAAACGGTCTGTGCCGGTGACCGAGTCGTTTCATGAACAACTATTTCATATTGATATTATAACATAAAAATAAGGCAACCGTCAGTAACAGTTACCTCAAGTACACTCCGCAGATGTGTACCGCAATTTCTATTTGATTATAACATAAAAAAAGAGGGTAGTCGCTAGAACTACCCTAATTTGGAGATCTTTGTATAATGTCGTACTGTTAATATAACATATTAATATACCTCTGTAATTCTTAAACGTTCATGCCAAATATAACCATTGTTATTTTTAGAATAAACACGACACCAACCGTCTTTAACTTCAAATACATAGAATTGGTTATAACCTGCTCTATATACGTCGTTTGTCGTATACCATTCCTTACCTTTAAATTTAACTAAAGTGGCTCCGTAATGGTCAACTCTTGCTCTAAATTTAGCTTTAGAAGATTTCTTCATCGTTTTAGGTGGAATGCTACCAACTTTTAATCCAGTAGTGCTATCTAGTTTATTTTTCTGATTAACTATTTGTTTATTCGGTTTATTCGCTAATTTACTTCCACCTGCTGTTTTATAAATGTCTTTAACGATAAGACGTTCATACCATACAAAACCGTTATTGCTAGCACTGTATACTCTAGCCCAACCGTCACGAATTTCATAAATATAGAATACGTCGCCCGGTTTATATTGTTCATTTGTTGTAACCATCACATTATTGTGGTTAGGTCTACAAATAGTGACACCTGCGTTATCAGCAATTGCTTTGAAATATGGTTGATTACTCCAAGTTAATTTTTTAGGTGGACGTTTGTTAACTGTAATTGAACTGTTAGATTGACGTTTTGTCGCTTTAACTTCTTTAATATCTGTTAAATCTACGCTATCATCAGCAAAGTCTGGAACAATGAAGTGGGTTAAGCCTGTATAATCATCTTCACGCAATTTAGCTGGTGTATTGGCATTTCCATCATAGTTTTGCTCTAAGATTGTGAATGTATTTGTACCACCTGAATTGTCCCAAACTAAGCCTGTATGCCCCCATTCTCTATAAATACCTTCAGTATACACTGCAATAGCGCAAATAGGTGGAACATAATTTCTTGTATTTTTAACTACTTTCCAACCTTTAGGCATTGCGTTAAGTGTGTGTAATTCTTTGGCATTACCATAAAATCTTACGCCACCGGTAACGTGATATATGAAGTCTACACTCAAATCTGCGCATTGATAAGCATACATATGATCAAAGTCTACAAACTGACCTTTCAAGCTGTGCATGTATTCAATTGCTTGTTTATACTTAACCACACTTTGTGGCGAAGGTGTCGGCTTTTTGTTTGTTTTCGTTGATAGTTTCTTACTTGGTGAGGACTTAACACCATTGATGTATTTAGCAATCTGTTTATCTAGATGCTTAACGTTTCGTGAATATCCGCAAGCCTCTAATAAGTTTCCAGGATCAATTTTATCAGCTTGAATGTCTTGGTGTCCCGGCACTTCTGTTTTGTAATCAATGCCCCAATAATTACATAAATAAGCAAGCACTCGTGCCATGTTATCTAATGACTTACGTGAACGTTCAATATTGCCTGGAAAATAGCTACCTTCTACACCAAAAGCAACGTCGTTAGCGTCTGCATTGTACCATTGATTATCGGTAGGCGTATTATATAATACATGCCATGCTTTCTCTGTTACTGGAATACATACAATGCACTCTTTATCATCAACGAATATATGAGCGCTGGCAACAATTGACCAATCAATCATATAAGTATTTTTATAATAATTCACGTTTGTCTGTGCAGTTGTGTGTGGGTTTCCAGTGTCGTGCGCTACCGCAAACAAAGGTTTTTTACTTGTTAAGGGTTGCCCACTTCTACGTGTTCCAATAGGCAAGAAATCATATTTAACGGGAACACCATTCCATTTTTCTGTCATTATGCACGACCTCCACCAATTTTATTATTTTTATCTTTAGTTGAACCTGTGCGTGTTCTAACAGTTTCCCAAATACCTGTTGCCATTAGTCCACTAATTAAACCGGCAAGCAAACGACCACCGATAGACAATTCAGTAATGATTTCTGGGATAAAAGCTGTAATACCACCTAAAACAATACCAATACCAATAGCAATTAAAGGTACAATATTTTTAGGTACTCCAGCTTGCTTAACTAATTGTGTTAATGCGATTGTGATAACTGAAATTACTGTTGCAAATGCGATAATACTTTCCATTTCTTCCACTCCTTATTCAAATTAAAAAGCCGACACATAAGTGCCGACTTAAATTATTTTTATTTACATTTTCCAAACCAATAACAAGTCCAAAAACTAGCTTTTGCGAATAGTTTAAACATATTAATCACCTCCTTAAATGCCAAATACCATTCTGATAACAGCGAAAATAATAGAACCTGCCACTGAAAAAACCATACCTAACATTAAGCGTTTCATCTCTTTAATGTTTTTACGATTTTCTTTTTTACTTTCTTTGTCAATTTCACGCTCTCGATTAATACTATCTAGGGTAAAGTTCATTTTCTGATTTATCAGCTCTTGGTTATGCTGCCCATCTTTTATTTGTTCCAAAGATGCGAAGATTCTCTCGTCATTATCTTCAAGTCTTTTTATTCTAGTTTCATAATCTCCACAACTTCGGTTGCTATTCTCCATGCTCTCACGTCCTTTACACAAATTTAAAAGCCACAATCTACTCTGACTGTGGCTTACTTAACTCTTGATTTTCTCTATAAAGTTTTTCGATTTGAACTTGAAGATTAACGATAATTTCGTTTTGTTCATCAATTTGTTTCTTTTGCACTGCTAATTTTATATCTTTATCATCAATTTTATTTTTCATTTTCTAGCACCTCTATTTTTTTGTTTAGTTGCTGTATTGCTCTAAATGCCCAAGATAGCATTTCGTTAGTATCTATTCCGTTGTTATGGATAAATTCAACTGGCGTTTTATACCCTGTCCCTATTATCGGTCCATGATTAATTATTTTTTCACTATCACTTTTATAGTTATAACTATACAGTTGAAGTTCATTTGCAATTACGTTAAGTGCATCATAATTCCATTCCTTAATATTTTCTTTAAACTCTGCACTTGATGCTTTAACAAAACTGCGAGCGTGAAAGTCTCCTGATCCTATATCCCCATTATTATTTGTAGCATATACAAAAGAAGTACCTTTATTCTTGTCGAACCTTATACCTGAACCAAATTCTGAACCTGTAGTAACTGAACCATAACTTAATACTCCATCTGTATCATCAGCTTGTGGATTATCTTTAACCCAAAATCTAAATTCATTATTTCCGTTCCTGTTTTCTTTCATAGGTCGAATGTAGACGGACGCTTTTTCACTTTCAATATTTACTGTTGCATTTGCATCTAACATAACTCTGTTCGAATCAGATCTAAGAGCAACAACACCCATACCAGAGTTTAATGTTACACCACGCCATCCACTATATGTGTAATCAAAGAATTCTAATGTACCCGAAGCATCAGATTCATTACCGTCTAAATATGTTGATATACCGAAGTCGGATATATAAATTGAACGGTCTAAATCATTATTTCTAAATCTTAAATGACCATCTCTCATTCTAGTGAATACATTATTTGTTGAGGTTTCACCTTGCCATGTACGTGTGTAAGTACCATATAAAGCTAAAAAGTCAGAAGTCATTTCTATATATCTATCTTTTGTTCCACCAGTAATAGATATAAGGTTTGCATTTAGAGTTCCTGTTGTTATTGCATCAGCTACTAAACCTTCTGCGGTCAACGCTGCTTTTGCGCTACGTCCACCATCTTCAGAAATATAAAGACCAGCACTATTATAAGTCACTATGTTATTTGCATTTTGTTTATCAACAGCATGGATACCGTTATTATCAAAGGTTAATTCAGTTGTTACATTTTGTACTTTTTTTACCATTGATTGGCTTATTATACTCATTGAAGAATCAGGTAAGCGTCTCTTACCTTCAATAACCTCAGTAATTGAAGAAACTATATTATTAAAACTAACACTATAATTATCGGCCAAGTTTAAACTACCAAACGTAATTTCTATATCTAACAATTCACCTAAATGATTTATTTTTTTATGGATTTTAATTACTCTAATTTCTCTATCTAAATTAATACGTTCATCTGTTAAAAAAACTCTATCACCAATAACAGCATGTTGATAATCATACCCTTGCCTAGACATATCCAACACATCTGCATTAAACGAGATTTTCAAACTATTATCCACAATGTTTTTTAATTTAGCATCCATTTTAGTTTTTTTTGTAATTCTTCCATCTTTAACAGGTGGCGCTTCTCTTATACCCACAATATTGGCAAGTGGCGAAGTATAATCTCTTTTTAAATTAGCTATCTTTGTCACATCTTTTTCTTCTTCAACACTTTCTATTTCCCCATCTTCATTTTCGTCTAATTCTTCTTCACTAGATTCATCTCTATAATCTCCGTAACCACGAATGTACGTAAAGAATTCACTTCCATCTACTTCTTTAGAAATATTATTAGCGTTTATTTTGTATCTGTACTGAAAGTTTGTATCATTACCAACCATATCTGTTAAATAACATACTCTATCTACTAATTTCATCTCTAAACTAAAACGTTCTAAGAGTGACTTCATTATTTCTAAACGTGAAGCACCTTCCCCGATACCTTGAAATTGGAATTTATCAGTAGGGACTAAAAGTACATATTTAAATGGGGAATCTTCAAATACTATATCGAATGCCTTTTCTGCAGATAAATATCCATCTATTCTACTGTCGATTCTATGAGTATTTAACCAATCAAGCATATATAAAATACCAGTTATAGTGACTTTGTATTTGTCACCATAACCAGTTTGATTTGAAGTGATGATTTTATATTCTTTATGATCGTGAATTACAATCCACATCAATAAATCTTCTTTCTTTTTAAGAAATTCAGCGTTATTTGGTGTATACTCAATTTCCATATCTATACGTTCATCACCATTGATTTCGTATTCGTGTTCAATAACACCTTCTAATAGGTACTCATTACCTTGTAAGTCTCTAATATACATAAAAATCACCTAATTAATTTTTATTAACTGCTATTCTTATTGGTCTTGTTCCTATTGTGATTTTAGTGTTGTAAACATTCAATAACTTTACAACTACTGTATTATTCCCTGCTGTATAAATGTAAGGAACTAAACCATTAATCAGACCCTGAACGAAATTGATTGTTGGTACATCATTGTCATTTACACCATTAATTGTAAATGAATAAGTTCTTGTTGCGTTGGCTTCAATATCGCCAAAATCATATGATTGAGTATAAAAAATAGAATTAGTAAACTTACTCCAATCAGCCCACCCATTTGATGTCCAATAACGTTTATAAAAGATATTTTTGTTATACGGATAGAAAATTTGATAGTTCAATACATCATTTGCACTAATACGGGTTGTTTCTAAAGTACCGATTGGTTCAGGTAAACCGCTATTGTCAGAAGAAATAAAAGTATTTATTGACTTTTTAAATTTAGGGAATTCTGTAATAGGACTAGCGTTATTGTAAGCTTTTTTAACACTGTTTAATACACCAGCAGATGACCAATCAGACCAATTACCCGCATTATAAACACGTTGAACTATTGTTCCATCGATACCTTCAAAACGTTGGAAAGCACGTTGACCATATTTATTTAACTCAAATCGTCTATCTGTGTACAACGTACCTACGCCATTATCAAACGGAATGTCACTTTTCTTAGATAAGTCAAAAGATGTGATAGTAATTTTACCATCTTTGAAATCAGTACCTTTAATAGAATTAGCGTTAGATAAGTTTTTGTTATACAACACTGGTAAATTACTTGTATCTAATACACCATCACTGCCTACTTTAAGGTAGTTTTCACTATATTTTTCATCACCAATATCAAGCGTATTACCGTAAACTTTCATAGCATCATGAACTGTTACACATTCAATACCTTTACTTTTAACATAATCCATCATTTCAAAATATCTGTCACGTACCATCGTGTTTTGTTTAAAGATGTTGGTATGCGAGTAAAAAACTAGCCAACCTTTACCTTCTTCCAAAATAGTGTCAACTCTTTTTTTCATGATGCTCATATCAGTTTGGTCTGTTAAGTCACGGTATACATAATATGTGTCAATAGGTGTACTATTAATTCCAGGTATCGAACTCATACCAACTTCAAAATACTGACGTGCAGCTTTAGGCGTATATTCATTCGAATAACCTTTAGGATAACAAATACCTTTTAAGTCAATTCCTAAGTCCTTATAATATAGTATGTTATCTCGCATCTCTTTCATTTGCTCATCAAGAGACATCTTATCCAAATCAACATGATGTGCTGTATGCGAGTGAATTTCCCAGCCATTATCAATAAGTTCTTTTAATCTTTCAGGTGTAGAGAGTAATTCGCTTGTGTTAAATAAGCAAGCTGTTACAGGTATACCTAAAGATTTTGCTTTAGGAAATACAACGTCATAGTCATTTTGATAACCATCATCTAAGTAGAAAGACACTAACGGTCTAACTTTATTCGAATCTTTAGTGTAAGTTTTGTTATCAATTCTTTCGATCTCTTCACCTAATGTTTTACTTAATCCTCTGGCCATTGATACTTCAGCATTAGGATTACCACTCTCAATAACCAACTGATCTAATTCATTTTTAAGCTTTTGAATTCCTATTTTTGTTTCTGTATTTTCCCTATTTACACGTCTTGCTTCTTCTAATACAAACTCTGCGTCTAATTGAGAAGCTATAATCGTTCTAATTTCTTCGTATAACTCTGTGAAATTATCGTTAATACTCAGTAAATTCACTCTATCCCAAATAGATGTGATAATTTTTCTTGTCATGTTTCATCCTCCTACTTGTAATAAAAAGGAAAATCAAATTTAATTTTAGAAAATGAACCGTTACGAATTCTTATATGATTTTCACCTGGTTTTAGTTTTATATATTCTCTGTTTGAATCTCTTAATCTATTATTAGCACCGACTAATATTTTTGATCCATCTAATGTTAAAGTTTGATTAACCAAAGGTTCGTTAAATACAAATTCACTACTTGTACTTAAATTTATAATTGCAAAATTAATATCGCTCGTAAGATTTTCTACTGTAATTTTCGAAATCATATATCTCGGATCAATTGTTGTATTTCCACCATTCCATAAAGTAAAATCGGTAGAATCAAAATCATAATTCAAAAAATCTTGATGAATACCATCACCTAGTCCGAATTTTTCTACTATTGCGTTATATCCTATTTTTTGAATTTCTTGAGTTGAGTATTTCGTTTTCCAAAATGGTAAACCAATAATCTGACATTTAAATTCTAAAGTAGAAATATTAGAGCCATTTATTCTATCGGGTAAGTATGGTTCATCTACTGCTAATTTAAGTACTCGAGTTGGTAATCGATCGTCACTCACATAAAAGTAAGGTTGACTATCCAACATAGCGTATAATTCGCTTTTAAGTAACTTTTGATCGTGTTCCCCATGAAAATGTCTAAGCCAAAAATTTAAAGTTACTTCTCTATCTTTATAATCAAATCCATAATCTATCGGACCCGGAATACCTTTGATATTTTCTACGTATCTTTCTTTTTCAATTGCAGATACTAAAAAATCCAGTGGCGTAACGCCAACTGGATAATCAATTTTATTCATATTAGGGTCGAAAATTGTAAAAGGCAATCTTAACGACCTCCCATTAATCTAGTTTTCATATTTAATGCTTGATGTTCATTGTTGTTTTTATTTAACGAACGACCATCAAGATAAACATTATTGTCTTTACTTTCAATGCCTCTATTACTTCTAGCAATTTCCATTAATAAATTAATTTGTTGTTGCTGTTGTTCAATCATTTGTAATAGTAAATCGGTATTATTATCTGAAGCGTTATTAGGTACTTTCAGATTATTAGGTCGTTTGTTACCTGTCGATTTACCTTTATCAATATCATGTGCTGCAAGTGCTAATAACTTCATAGCATCATTGCGTCTAGCCGGGTCAGTCGGAATTACCCATTCAGGATACCCACCTTCTGCAATATTGTACCAACCTGCATTTTTGATTAGGCCACCTGTGGCGTACTTTTTACGTCTTCCAGTTGGACCCCAACCCGTTAAGCCACTAGCCATACGACGTTTCCAATATGATAAGTTAGCGCGCCAATCTGTGTTGTTGAAGAAAGCGAGTAATTGGTCATAACCGTTTTTAATGTTTTTATGTCCTCTAATTGCGTAACTACTGAATGAGCCTGGTGTGTATTGTAGTAATCCTTGTGCTTCGTTACCGCCACTGTTTACGTCTTGAATTTGTTGAGTAACGCCAGCATTACCGCTACTTTCTGTTTGGATAAGTCGAGCAACGTCATTCACATCGGCGCTAGATACCCGCACACCAATTGCTTTAGCTGCACGTCTAATATCTGGTTTCCATGCAGCAGCCGATTTATTAACGCCACCACCACCAGCTTTTGCTGCCTCTTTAACCCATTTCAACGGGTCGATACTATCTGGGTGATTGTTTAAGTAACCTTTACCTTTGTTGACCTGCCAGTGTAAGTGTGGACCACTAGAGTTACCTGTCGAGCCGACTTTACCGAGTATTTCGCCTTGGTGTACTTTATCACCGGCACTTACACCTCTACGAGATTGGTGCATGAATATGTGTGTGTATTTGTTACCGTCATAAACTTGAGTTTCGTTTCCTCCACCCCACGGTGATTGCCATGATTTTATAACTTTACCGTCAATTGGTGAAGGTATTGGCGTTCCTGTTGGTGCTCCGTAGTCAATTCCGGCGTGACCACCAGCCGACCAACCTCGAACCCATTGGAATGGTGCTTTTGTATAAGGGTTGTAACCTCCACCACCACTGAATTCATCTTCAAGCCAACCGTCAATAAGGTTTTTAGCTGCCTCTTTTAATTTTTTAAACATGGCTTTCATCATGTTGTATGGAAGTTCTGCATTTTTACCAATGCCAAACACATCCATATTAACACCGAAAGCCTCTAATACTTTGTTTAACAGTTTGCCTGGTTTACCTAACCAATCAGCTAAGTCGCCAACTTTATCTTTAAGCCAACTTGCACCCTTACCAACAGCATTTTTAATTTGTGAAAGTTTGTCACTTCCCCATTCTTTTGCCTCGTTAGCTTTTTCGCCAATATTATCGAGTGCTTTATGATTTAATTTTTTAGCACCGTTAAATAATTTACCGGCTTGTTCGCCAACAGCTGCAATCATATTCTTTTTAGTACCACTCGCAAATCTTGGAATAGTACCATTATGAAACTGTGGTTGACCAGTAAGCATTGCATGTGTTTGAGCGCCATTATAAACTGTTGAACCTTTAGGTAAGAATGTTGTTGTATCTCTGTTAGGTGTAATTGCCGTTTTACCGTTAGGGTAGCGTATCATTTCATGTCTAAAACCACCTGGTCCATTACCTTTACCTTTATCTCCAACAGTTGCGATAGTACCTCGGTTTAACTTACCGTTAGTCACATAGTTTTGTGTGTGAGTGCTTTCTGTACCTGTGTGTAACTTGATTTTAGGTAAGTCTTTCATGCCTAATTTACCAGCTACCCAATTGACACCGTCGATTAATTTATTCAAACCATCTTTAACCGAGTTGACCATACCACCGATATGACTTTTAATCTTGCCAATGATAGATTTCAAGCCATCACGCATATTAGTGAACGTACCACGTACTTTGGACCATAACGCTTTTGAAATATCAACGACTGAATTTTTCATACCACGCCAACTTGCTTTTGTACTGCTAGATATTTTCGACATCGTATCGTGCGTTCCGGACTTCATCTTAGACCAAGTATTTTTGACACCATTCCATAAAGACTTGGCTAAATCAGTTACTTTATTTTTAATAGAACGCCACGTATTTACGAGCCAATTCTTTAATTTACTAAAGATATTCTTAGTACTAGACCACAGATTATTAAATGTATTTTTAACACTTGAATATAAAGACTTAGCAAGTTTTACAACATTATTTTTTAAAGATCTCCAAGTATTAACTAACCAGTTTTTCAACTTACTAAAGATATTCTTAGTACTTGACCACAAATTATTAAATGTATTTTTAACGCTAGAATATAAAGATTTAGCTAATTTTACAACGCTATTTTTCAGTGAGCGCCAAGTATTTACTAACCAGTTTTTCAATTTAGAAAAAATATTTTTCGTGCTAGACCATAAACTAGAGAACGCTTTTTTTACACCCGTGTACAGACCTTTAGCAAGTGCAACCACTCTATTTTTAATAAAGTTCCAACTTGCAATCATCCAAGATTTTAAAGTAGTTATAGTTTTGCGAACACTAGTACTCATTAATTTAATCGCATTTATAACGCCAGTTTTTATAGCTCGCCAAATTCTTAATGTTGTATTTTTTATAAAATTCCACAGATTTACTAGGAAGTTTTTTAAGCTATTAAATGTTGCTTTACTTGTAGCAATCCAAGCACGAATAATTGCAATTACACCATTTTTCAATGTAGTCCAAATTCTAATAGCCGTTGCTTTTATCACATTCCATAATGTTGCTAAAAAGGCTCTTAAAATTGCAAAGTTATTTTTAGCAATCAGAACAAAACCGCGTACTATCGCTATTACGCCATTTTTAAAGCCATTCCAGATTGCAATAGAGAGATTTTTTAAGCCCGTGAATATTGCAATCACTGCATTTTTCATTTCAGTAAATAATGCTTTAACCACAGTAACTGAAACTCTAACACTTAATGTGATTACATTTTTAATTACAGTCCAAATAGCACGGAACGCATTAATTAACAAAGCACCTAAGGTCTTAGCAATAATCACTAAATTACCTAAGGCAAATCTAAGAATACCGGCTATAACTTGTAATGCTCCTGCAAAGACCTGTTTAATACCTTGCCACATTAATGAGAAGTCGCCTGTAAACAAACCTTTAAAGATGTTGATAATACCACGAATAACATTAAGTCCACCTTGTACAACCATTCGAATTGATGTAAATACATTAATTACTATCTGTTTAAGCCCATTAAATACAATACTAAAGCTTGTTTTAATAGCACCTAAAATAGGCTTAATTATAGCGTTATACAACGTGCTTAAAACTATTGATACAGTTGCTTTCACGATTTGGAAAGCTGCAATAATGCTATCTCCGTTTTCTTTCCAGAAAGCTTTGAAGTAAGCGCCAACTGCTATTGAGATACTTTTAATGAAGTTAACAAAATCATTATAAGCACCACGTATCATTAGCAACGTTGAAGTGAATTGTCGAGCTGCTTCATCAGGTAGTATTTTTTTGAAGATGTTTAATCCTTCACCAGTGTTTCCACTAAATACAGCTTTGATACCAGCGCCGAATTGTTTAATGATATTCCATAACCCAACGAACGCATTCTTAACTGGATTGATTACTGCATTAACAATGTTTCTGAAAGTCTCTGATTTTTTATAGGCAACTACAAACGCTACGCCTATTGCTGCAATAGCTGCAACTGCAATTCCTATTGGTCCAGTTAAGGCAGTCATCAGTCCACCTATTAATGGTATCTTAGTAATTAACCCACCAATTTTAGGTAGAATACCTTTAATATTCGCACCAAATTTAGTAAAAAAGGCTTGTCCGCCTTCTGTAGCTGTTAAAAGTGTAACTGCTTCTGAAATACCTACGATGCTATGTGCTAGTATTCCAGTTAGTACCAGTAAAGGTCCTATTGCAGCACCTAAACCAACAAATATCGTAGTTAAAACAATCAATGGTGTTGGCATATTGTTGAACTTCTCTACTAAGAAGGTTACCGCTTTAGCTAATCCTCTTAATACTGGTGCAAATGCAGTTCCAATTGTAATACCTAGTGATTCAAAAGCACCACCTAATTGTTCAAGCGACCCTTTTAAATTATCTTTCATTTTATCGGCCGCTTCTTTTGATGCACCATTTGAGTTTTTCAATGAGTCGCTATACTTTTTAAGTTTAGCTGGACCTGCGTCGATCAATGCTAAGAAACCACTTGCTGCTTCTGTACCAACAATTTGTGCTACATATGCAAGTTTTTGATCTTTAGTCATTCCTTGCAAGGCATCTTTAAACTGACCTATCAAATTAGGCATACCAACAAATTCACCTTTAGAATTTGATAAAGAAATGCCTAATTTATCAATAGCTTTTTGTGATTGAGCAGAAGGTTTTGCTAATTTTATAAAGGATGCACGTAAAGCAGTACCAGCTTGTGAGCCTTCAAGCCCACTATTACTCATAACTTCGATTGCTGCAGAAGTATCTTCTAAAGTAACACCTAAAGAATGTGCAGGTGTACCCGCATATTTAAGTGCATCTCCCATATACTGAACGTCTGCTGCACTGTCATTAGCTGCAGTTGCTAATAAGTCGGCCACATGGCCTGAATCAGAAGCTTTTAAGTTAAATGAGTTTAAAGATGAAGCCATAATTGTGGCAGTTGTTGCTAAATCTGACCCACTTGCTTCGGCTGCACTAATAACACCAGGCATAGCTTTCATGATTTGATTAGTATTCATACCTAAGGCTGCTAATTCTTCCATACCTTTTGCTACTTCTGAAGCAGATAGCGATGTTTTAGCACCTAAATCAATGGCTTGGTCACTCATAGCTTTTAATTGCGTTTTTGAAGCACCTGCGATAGCGCCTACACGTGACATTTGTCCTTCAAAGTCTGCACCCGTTTTAATTGCAGCACCAAAACCAGCTACAACTGGCAATGTGAAGTACATTGACATGTTCGAACCAACATTACGCATTGAAGATCCTACGTTATTAATCGAATCTTTGTACTTGTTTACTGTTTGAATACCTTTACCAAATCCTGAACCACTCAAATATTGAGCCTGTTTTTGCTCTTGTGCCAACCGTTTATAGCTTTGAGTTGTTTCATCAATTTCGGTTTCAAGTTCATTCATCTTGATTTTTTGTTGTGTAATAGCACTAGCCAATTCTCGTGCTTCTTGACTATTTTCACCTTGAGCATTTGCAACATGCTTATATTGAGCACTTAATTCACGCAACACTGTTCGTTGTTTAGTTAAGTTTCCACTTAAAGTGTCTAAATGAACTTTATAAGCTTTAACACTTTCGCCTGCACGTGCAAGATTACTTCTTGATAGAGATAGAGTATCATTAAATTGCGTCATCTTTGCTCTTATTTGAGACATAGATGAGATGCCTTGCTTTTGTTCCATTTCAAGTCGATTATGCGCTTGTGTAGTTTGTGTAAGTTGACCGTTCAACTCTTTTAACTTCACACGCTCTTCAGTTAATTTAGCATTCAACTGTTGTGCTTCTTGACTAGTAGCACCGTATTGCTTTTTAGCATAGTCATATTGTCTGGATAAATTTTGAACAATGAGTTGTTGTTGCTTCATGCCATTATTTAATTCGGCTATGCGTGCTTTATAAGCCTGCGCAGTTTGGCCACTAAGCTTAAATTTATTAGCACTGATAGTTAACGATTGAGATAATTGCGTCATCTTTGCTCTTATTTCACTCATTGATGAAGTTAGCGTTTTTTGTTCAAAAGAAAATCGCTTAGCTTCTGCAGTTGTCTTTTTGTATTGGTTATCTAATTGATTTAAAGAATTTTTCTCTTGCAAGATTTTCTCTTTCAATTCAAGTGCTTCTTTGCTCATAACGCCTTGTTCTCGTACCACTTTTTGATATCGACTTTCTAAGACTCTAATTGTGTTTTGATGTTTTTGAATAACTGTGTTTAACTGAGTTAAATAGTTTTTATAACTTGTTGTTGATTTCTCTGCACTTTGAAATGCCATGTTTGCGATATTCAATTGACGTTTCATTGTACCTAACACTGTGTTTATTTTTTCCATTGAGAACAAAGTTTGTTTAGAAGTTGTACCAAATTGTTTCATTTCGGATTGCGTAGAGTTTAATTGACGTTGATACATTTGTAATGCTCTATGCTGCTTACTGTATTCTTGACGTAATTTCTCAGCTTCCACACTTGTACGTTGCTCTTCTAGAGTCATTTTTTTCAATTGACTTGAGATATCTTTCATTGAATTTTCAGTCACGTCAATCGCTTTATTTAACTCTTTTGTTCTTGTTTGGAAAGACTGCATAGACTTTTCAGAGTTTTTAAAGTTAGCATTAGAACGACGCATTTCAGTATCTAATGTTTTAAACTGACTACGTATCTGTTTCATAGTCCTATCAATACCAACATCACGCATATTCATTAATATGGACATGCCTTTAAATCTTGATTCCGCCACTCATTGTCACTCCTTTCTTATTTTAGGTATAAAAAATAAGCCTTAGTGTTGATAACTAAGGCTATAAGGCAGTAAATAACGCATCTGCTCTATCATCAGTATCAACAGTATTTAGATGACGTTCATCTAAAATTTGAAGTATATAATAAAATGGCATCTTGAGTACTTGGTCGGCCGGTGTGCCGTTCTCAATCATCTGTTTTACAACTTTGTCCAAGTTCTTTTTCATGCCACGATACGTTAAATCTTCGTCTTTTATTTTATTTAACTGATGCTCTGAATAAACTTTTTTGTCTCTTCATCTTGTTGGCCGTTTGCTATAAACTCAACTTGTTTTTGTAAAGTTGGGATAGCATCAGGTGCATGCAAACGTGTTCTAATATCTTTAGCTGCAAATTGTCCACCATAAATTTTTACAACTACATCAATTAATTTATCTAATTGATCTTTGAATGATAATTCGATTTCTCCATTTTCAGCTTGTTCTAATTCTGACATTACGTCAGTTGCTTCATATAATACATCTAATGGAATGAAATGAGGTGTTAAATAAGTTTCTAATTTAATTTCTTCTGCTTCAGGATTTTCTACTAATCTAATATAATTACGTTTTAATTTGTTTGACATGTCTAAAAAACTCCTTTTTATTTCGAAATAAAAGGACGGCTCTTACACCGTCCTAAGCTTTACTATTCTTCTTCAATGCGTTCAAAAAACGGTAATTCATACCCTTTATTTTTCAAACGCTTTTCAAAGTCGTTGATATCTTTAACTTTCTCTTCCACAACTTCGTCTTTACGATACTCTTTATCGGTTTTTAAATTAATTGCATCTTTTAAGACTTTAAATTTAGCCATAAGTCAAAACTCCTTTTTAAGCTGATGCAGTACCAGCACTTGTTTCAACTTTTTCGTCGTAAGCACCTTTTAATAGTTTTTCAAAGAATGAATCTACTTTGGCACCTTCACGTGCGCTATCGAATAAGATTTTACGTACGTCATCATTGATACGGTGCATTGCAGTACCTTCTGATTCTTCTGAACTGAATTCCCAATCATCTTCTGCAGTTTTACCTTCTAAGTTTGGATCTCCGAATAACACTTTAGTTAAACCGACCATTTGGAAAGTTCCATCACGACGTTCACGTTTGAACCAAACTGCAACATATTTATTTTGTTTACCTTTAATTTCTTGGAATACACCATTCTCATCATAAATTTCATTGAAAATTAACTCACGGATAGATTGTGGGAATGCGTGCATTGTCATTGAGATTTTACCTTCGCCATCAGTTGTACCAGATTCAATAATAGTACCATCTGCATAAGCGTTTACTGTTTCTCCACCTGTTTCAACTGAAATCTCTTGTAACCCACGAGTTTGAGTTACGTTTGTGTATTTAACATTATCTTGCTCATCTGTATCTAATAAAGCGAAACCTAAATCTTTAATATTAATAAAAGCTTTTGGTGTTTTTGCATATTTGACCATTTAATTTTCCTCCTCATAAAAAATCGCCTCATACCGTCTAGTTGAACGATATAAAGCGAACTGTTTATCATATTCATTACCTAAATTACTTGTTTGCCCTGCTTTCAATTCTTTCCAGAGCAAGTCACTGATACGTTGTGATATTTCATTTCTTCGTAATCTTGCATTGTATTTATCATTTGCTTTAACAAAAACATCAATTTGAACAATGTAGTTATAAGCTACTCGGTCTCCGTCATAATGTAATTCCGGTATAGGATCATCAAAATCATCAAGCACTACATAAGGTTGCGTAATATCCTTAACATCAGGATAATCGTTGAATTTGATGTTATTAACATTGAGTAACTTCATTAGTTTTTCGTCATTTTTTAAGACGCTATAAATTGTATTTAAAATATCAATCATAATAACTTTTCAACTTCTTCCTGTACTTTTTTATAAAACGCAACTTCTGCAGAACGTAGTGCTTTTTCAATGGCACCAAAGCCCTTAGGCCTTACGAACTTACCGTTTTTAGCATAAAAACCTTTCTCGTTTAAATGCACGATTGAATATCTATGATGTGGACCTTCCCAATAAATACGTACCGAACGCACACCTTTATCCCAATAAGGCTTTGAGAGTTTAGCTTCTGCATATTCAGCCCCTGTGTCTCTGAAATATCGGATATTCGCTTTAATCGCATCTAAAACTATTTGACCTGCTTCTAAAAGTGCGTCATCAATAATCTTTGTAATGCGTTTGCGATTAAAACGTCTATCAAGTTCTTTTTGCAATTCATCTAATCCTTCTGCACGAATGCCTGAAAAATTTTTACTCGCCATTAGCTACCACCCCTGCAGTTAGCATTAAAAATTGTTCGTTCTCTACATCAGGTTGTACTAATTTAATATTCAAATCTTGGTGAATATACGGCGACTCTATTTCAACGTAATGCTTTTCATTCGGGATATATTGACCATGAGTTTCTCTTATAAAGATTTTAACGTCATGTTCAGTTCCGTTTGATATAGCTTGTTGAAGTTCGGTCATTTTCCATTGGGGCACATAAGCCCAACAACTGTAGAGTTTAACTTTTCGTTTGACACCGGCTTCAGGACCTTCATTCTCTTGATATGAATAAAAATGGACACGAGTATTTAATTTTTTAGTAGTAATAAAAGGCTTTTTAAAATTACTCTTCATTGCTATCACGCTCAATTCGATTTATAAAACCAAAATTTAGTAGATCATCTTGATAATTGTCGTTAAAAAACTCAAGTAGGTCTTCATAATCGTATCGAGCACGCGCAAAGACTAAGCTTTTACCGTTTAAATCACTACTTAAATCAAATTCTCCAAAACGTGATATCAAATTGTTATAGGACATAGCTAATACACGTTTTAAGTGTTCATCTTCAGTGTCATGAGAAATCTTTGTATATTCTTTAAATTCTTCTAGAATCTCATTTGATATAGTGATGTTTTCCATTTACATCACCCCGTTTCTATGCTTGAGCTGTACCGTCTGTAGTACCACCAGCTGGTGTTGAAGTACGAACTGAAGTAGATAATTTCAAGTCATAAACACGAGATGCGTTATTATCTGCAGGTTGTGCATAGGCAAACGTTTTAGCAGTGTATAAGATACAATCTTCTAAAGCTAACGTTTGGTCGAATTTCTTAACTGTTAAACCGCCACCACGTACTGCGTCATAACGATCTGATACAAACGCTACTAATTTATTAGCAGGTACAAATTCAGAAGTTACGATTGATACGTTGTAAGGTAGTACAGTTACAAAACCACCATTAGCAGTTAAGTATGTGTATCGAGCTTGGATATCCCAAGAATCTTGTGGATTAACAACTAATACAACTTTTCCATCAATTTTTACCGGTTTACCATCTTCTTTAACAGACAAGCCTTTTAATACATCTTTTAACTCATTAACTGTTGTATCTGCGTCTGCAAAAGTTAATGTGCCTGATGATGTTTTATCCACAACGCCACCGTTACTTTGAAGATCTTTCATTAAACCAACTGGTTGGTTTTTAGCAGCACCTTCACCTGTTAAGAACCCGGCTTCTAATGCTACTGAAATAGCTTCTTCAATTTGAGTACGAACAAAGCGCTCAACCCAATTTGGTCCAAACATTGTTAAATCGTCAGGTACAACTACAAAACAAGTTAATTTAGATTGTTTGAATTCTTCTTCGTTGAAAGCAGCATCTAATTGGCCTTTAATTTCGCCAAAGATTTTACCCCAAACTGCTTGACCTGTTGCGTCAGCTTTAATGATACGAGTAACTAAGCCTGCATTTTGGATGTTGATTTTAGAAAGTAATGGATGTTCGGTTGATAAGTCATCAAATACACGTTCAATAACTGTTTCAGGTAATAACTTTTCTTCTTTGTAGCCAACTTCAGTATTGATTTCGTTGAAGAATTTACGTTCTTCAGAAGTTAAAGGCGATTGTGAACGTTTTGCTAAAATACCATTATCAACCACACGGTTGTTTACTTCAGCAGAGATTTCATCTCTTAAATCATTTGATAATGCATCGAACATCTCACCAAATGCTTTTGATTGTTCTTCATCAGAAGCACCGTTTTGTACTAATTCTGCAAAATGTGCTTTATGATCTTGATAGCTTTTTAATTTGTCTTTGACCTTAATAGTCATATATAAATTCCTCCTTAAATTAATGCATAAAAAATAGCCGTTAGTTTCTATTACTAATAGCTAGTTAAAATGCGAACCTTTTAAATTTGTTGTTTTGTGGTGGTGTAGGTTCTTTCTTTTCTTCTTCACCTTCACCATCTTCGCCTTTTTCTAATTTATCAAGACGAGATTTGATGTTTTTAATATCATTTTCGACATCTGCTACACGTTGTTCTAAAGAATCACCACTTGATGGTTCCTTAGGATCTTCTTCCGCTTCATCAATCATAGCTGTGATTGTTTGTAATTGTTGCTTAAGCATTGCAACATATTTAGTGTCTTTCACGTTGTTAACCCCCTCCTTATTTTTATCAATCGATTTACGAGATGATTTTTCATCTGCAAAACCTTTTTTAATCGCTTCATCTGCAGTAAACCAGGTCTCATTTGTAATTAGATTAATAATCTCATCACGTTCTAAACCTGTTCGTTCTTGATAGATATCAACAATAGATGTGTCTATCGCATTCAAAGCGTTTAAGGTTTTTTGGATGTCTGATTTATTGCCAAAAGCCATTGTCGAAGCTTCATGCACCATCATATTCGCACCTGTACGAATAATAATCTTATCTGCTGCCATTGCTACTAAAGATGCAGCACTTGCAGCTAATGCAGTAACTTCAATAGTGATATGATTTGAAAGTGATTTGAGATAGTTATAAATTTCAATTCCTTCAAACACATCACCTCCGCCAGAATTTAAGCGAATGATTATATCTTTGTCTACATTATCAAGTGATTTTTTAACTGCCTTTGAAGAAATACCATCTTCAAAAAACGGAAAGTTAGCAATAGTACCTGATAATGTTAGGATATGCTTATCATTCTCAGTTTCGTTTCTAAAAACTGGCGTGACATTCCTTACGATTGGGCTACTCATTTTCAACATCACCTCCTTCATCTGAAACGGCTTCATAGTTTTTAGTTAACACGTACTTATCAAGATGTGGGTCATCCCCTGGTTCATCTCCGAGCATTACACGGATTTGATTACCAGTGTATGTACCAGATGAGCGTAACTTATCAACCGCTTCAGATAATTCGAGTGGATTTTTCTTATCTATACTAACAATTTCAACGCGCATATTACTTTCAAGGTATTCACTTTCTTCAAACAATTTGGCATTTAATTCTGTTTCAAGCTTTTTCATTAAAGGCTTAAAACAAAATTTATTAGTTGCTTCAATTGCTTTATCTAAATCTGCATTTTCACCTAAAATCAGTGACGGTGTAACGCCAACCACTCTTGATACGTAAATTAAGATATCTTGAACTAATGCTCTTAAATCTCCGAAATCAGACTTGCCTGTTGAACCACTTTTAGATGAATGTTCTTCATAGCTTAGCCCTTTTGTTAACGGTATAACTGCAACTTGATTCTTCTCAAATGTATTGAAGATCATATCAATATAATCTTGAATAAGTTTATTATCTAAAGTTGTTGACTCAACATTAACCACACCACGTATTTGATTTTGTTTCAATTGCATATTGAGCATACGTCCAAAAACTTCGCCATAATCTTCAAATAAACCCATCATAAAGTCATCTAACTTTTTATTCGAGTTTTCCAGGTAAACAACTTCATCCATTGAAAAGTATCGACTGTAAACATAATCATTAACCGTAACTGAATTAAACTTTTGTGGAAGTAAACCTAAATCTGTTTCTCGTTCAAAGTCATCTGCTACATAAAAATAATCATCATCTGATTTGATGATGAGTGCTTCATTGTCTACCAATAATTTATAAATAAACTTTTGCCAAAATTGAGTAGCATTTTGATTCGGATTAGGCTTAACATTTAAAAGATAATACATTGAATCTTTTACAGTTTTATCATTCTCTTTAATTCTGAATTCAGATTGAGATAAAGTTCTTGCAACAAATTCAACAACCGTATTAAGTGCCATTTGCTTAATATAGGATTTTGTACTTACATCTTGTAACAACTCTAAATCATACATCCAAGATAATTCTTTGTTTCTTTGAAATATCTTATCGAACAATCCCATTTACTTAACCTCCTTCCGTTAAAATCTCAAGCCACGTAACAGATTGATTTCTTCTTCTAAATTTGAATCTTTTAAATCATCTGCACGATACAAAGCATGTACTAAGGCTTGGAAGCCGTCAGTTTTACGTCTTATTGGTTCTTTCTTTTCATATTCTTTGTTACCATCTTTACGTATTTTGACGGCCACATTTTGCGTGTACCATCTCATCAATGGATTATCACCAAAGATAATATGATGTTGCGCAAACATATCTTCAACTCGAGGCGCTAGTAATGATTGGATTGCTCGAGTGTTTTTGATGACTTCATATTCAATACCTGCATCCTCAAATAGAGGTCTAAGTAAATCCATTCTGAAGTTATCGGCCACTACTTTTTGTAAGCCATAGCTTTTTTGTGCTTCACTGAACCAATCAATAATATGTTTAGGATTGATAGTCGGCTCATCTACAATTGTAAGTAGGCCTTTCTTTTCCCATTCATGAATAGGTGGTTTTAATTTGTACTTATCTAAAAATTCTTTTCTAGCAAACGAATGAGTTTTCCAAATATAATCATCACCCGATCTAAATAACAAACCAACTGCTGCAAAGTCTTTTAAACTTGCATAGTCAAGACCACCAATACATTCATTGTTTTCAAGTGGTGGTATTGGTCGATTGGTTGCCATGATGTCATCCCAAGGCGCTACCACACTTTGAGAGTCTGTTTCAGGCATATTCATCCGTTTAGTCATAAATTCAGGTCGGTTTGATGGGTTGAATTGAAGTCCTAAATATTGTTGATGCACTTCTTTAAATAACTGACTTCCATATTCACTTTGTGGTTGTTCAAACATTGGATTAGCTTTTTCCCACATTTCAGGCTTATCAACTTCTTCTTTATCATCAATTTTGCAAATGAACGGGAATAATCTATCTTCAGGGCTTATACCTTTCAACACATTATCTGCACGTTCTTTCAACCTATCTAAAAAGCCTTCTCTGACATAGCCATCAGTTCCAATATAAAATGTTCTAGGATGTGCAACTTTACCTAAACCGCTTCGTTTGATGTTGATGATTGAGTCTTTCTCGTAGGCATGTACTTCATCAAAAAAGATACAACCTTCACGAGCACCATCTTTTGTTTTCTCATTAGATGTATCAAACAAGAATTGTGATTTAGTCTCAATACCTTCAACCGCAACTTTGCTTAAGTAAAAAGGGTTGTTAGGTCGTTCGCCAGTAACATATAAATTGTTGCTTTCAACCATATCGTATATTTCTCTAAAACTAACTAGTGCTTGCTTTTCACTATTAGCAACAACTGACATATTATATTTAGGTATGCCGTGTAAGGGTGTCATGAAAAACGCTGCTAAGGTACTAATGTAACCATTCTTACCACCACCACGGGCCATTGAGATAAAGAATTCTGAGAAATAAGGCGTTTTGCTTTCTTCTTCATACAGAAATACAAAACATGATATAAATTTTTGAAAATCTTGTAAAGGGAAGAACCATTTTTCACTAAACTTAATGTAGTTTTCTATCCTTTGATCATCAAAATATAAATCATCTCGTTGCAAAATGTTATCTTCTAAAAAAGATATGAGTTTAATTCGTTCTTTATTAAAAAGTATTTGACCTGATTTAGCTTTCTCAATGTAATCTGTAACATAATTAGGTATCTTCATGTTAAATCAGGTCCTTTCGCTTGTTCTAACTTGCGACGCTCTTCAGCTTTTTTATCTAAATGGAACGATTTTTCCAAAGCTAACAATGAACCACTCACTTTATTTTTTTCTGCAATCGCAGGGTTAGCTTTCACAAATTCTTGACTTGCGTTTTTAACAATAGTTATTGGTCCTGATTGCTCAATGTATACGTCTAAAGCGTAGAATAACCTTAATAAGTTGATGTAGCGTTCAACTTTTTCGACTTCAACATTATTATCTTTATCTATTTGACTTGATAGATAATCTTCTGTCTCATTAATCTTTTTAATTTGATTTTTTGTTAGCTTATCTTTTAAGTACTCATCATTTTTCAAAGTCCCTCCCCCTTCCTACAAAATTTATTTTTAATGATTTCCGGTTTGTCAAGTCCCCTAATGTATGTTTTTGGAAAGTAAATCTGCAGAGTTGAGCCAAGCGCCGGTTTCCGCGATTCCTTTTGTGGCGCGGTTCTTGAAACCGGGGGGTATTTGACACTTTTTACACTTTTTAATTTTTAAATTATATTTATTTTTTATATAATTTCTGTTCACCAGTTTTCATCATTAAATTTGTTTTTTCGATTGTTTGGATTATGTTCAAATCTGCCGTGTCTTTTATTATGATGATATTTACATAAGGTTCTTAAGTTGCTCATTTCATACGCCAGTTCAGGTTGTTTTTCTAACTCAATAATATGGTCGATTTCTAATGATTGTTTTTGATTAATTGTCAATCGACCTTCAGCGTTACACATCACACATTCATAATGATCACGTGCCAACACCTTTAGTCTTGTCTTGCGCCATCTAGCGTTTGAATAGAAACCTTTGTTCTTGGTTCGTTGTTCTATATAATCTGCATATGCTTTGCTCATCTCTGTTACTCCAAACAAAAAGACACAACACTAATGTGCTGTGCCTGTGTATTCATTATCGTATATCTATATTATAAAACTATTTATATATTGATTGCACATTCCCTTCGATGTCTTCTATCTCTTCGATGTCTTCTCATTATCGTAGTGTCCTTGTTGTGCATCCATGTATACATTGACTATCTCATTAATGCATGCATAGAACTTAGAGTCACTATTAATCTCCATTAAATCTTTAATAGTCTTATGCTGCATATTAAGCTTAAGCATTTGAAGTATATGGAAGTTCTTCTCATCTGTAATGTACTCTTCATACTTATCTATAAACTCTATCTTATTAAGTAGCTTAAGGTTGCGTCTATACTCTCTATTCCTATTCAGTACCTTAACTAATACCTTATCACCTGTACCACCTTTGGCTTTAGGCATTACTGCTTCAATTCCATACTGTGCTATTGAAGTGCTATCTGCATCATATACCTGTGACTCTATGATATTACGCATCCACTTATAATCATTGATCATCTTCTTAACTTCACTACGTGTATACAAATGATTACCTCCATTACTTATACTTATCTATTCTCGCTTTAATAGCTTTCATCAATTCATCTTGTGTTAGTTCTTTATTCTGTAGTGCTTGATACACTCTTTGGTCTATTGTGTTATCAGTCATAATATGATGAATGATTGTAGTATGTGTTTGTCCTTGTCTATACAATCTAGCATTGGCTTGTTGGTATAACTCTAATGACCATGTTAAGCCGAACCATACAATGATGTGACCACCTTGTTGTAGGTTAAGTCCATGTCCTGCACTTGCTGGATGTGCTAATAGTATCTTAGCTTTACCACTATTCCATTTATCTTTGTAGCCTTTATCATCTAGCGTTAGTACATCATCAAAGCGTTCAAGTATTCTATCCCTATCATGTTTAAAGTTATAGAATAAAAGAATTGGTTGCCCTTGCGCTTCGTCGATTATCTCTTCTAACTTATCTAACTTCCTATCATGGATGTGTCTAACATCTTCATCATCTGTATATACCGCACCATTCGATAACTGCAGTATCTTCTGACTAAGCGACGCACCACTTTGTGCTACGATTGTTCCATCTGTTTCATCTTCTAAGATGTAGTACTTCTCAAGCTCGTCATATAGCTTACGTTCTTTATTTGATAAAGTAACAACTTGTTTCGTATCTATACGTTCAGGCATATTTAAGTAATCACTAGCTTTCATACTCAAAGCAATATCTTCTATCTGTTTGTAGATTAAATCTTCTGAGCCTTCTCTTAGTTCCCAGTTATAGACATGATCACTTACTTGGTGTGTCGCTCTGAAGTATCGTTCACGATATCTACTGAATGCAGTTTCAAGTCTTTCGCCTCTGTCGATTAAATAAACTTGTGCCCATAAATCAAGTAAGCTATTTGGACTTGGTGTTCCTGTTAATCCAACAAACCTTTTAACTAATGGTAGTTTCTTCTTTATCGCTTTAAACCTTTGACTAGATGGATTCTTAAATGTTGATAGTTCATCAATCACGACCATATCAAAAGGCCAATCTTTCTTATATTGCTCACATAACCATTTCGTATTTTCTTTATTTGTGATATAGATATCTGCATCTTTATTTAGTGCGGCTAATCTTTGCTTAGGTGTTCCGAGTATTTTAGATACACGCAAATGCTTTAAATGCTCCCACTTACTAATTTCATCTGCCCATGTATCTTTAGCAACATTCAAAGGTGCTATGACTAACATCTTTTCAGTATCGAGCAATTGCAATTCACTAAATGCGGTTAAGGTAGATACTGTCTTACCTAAGCCCATATCTAAAAACAAACCATACTTTTCATTCTCAATCACTTTATCGATTGCATGCTTTTGATAGCTATGTGGTTGAAAGGTAATTGCCAATTTAGTCACCTACCTTTTTTATAAATTCATTTACTTGTTCTTTAGTCCATAACGTGAAAACTTGATGATCTCTATTAGTTAATTGCTTATGCATGTATTGCTGCAAGGGATCAACTCGTCCATTCGGTTGTTTCATCTCAACATAATACGTTTTGCCTTTAGGCATAATGACTATTCTGTCTGGCACTCCTCTTGTTCCAGGTGACACCCACTTAAGACATAAGCCATCTATCTTTTTAACTTCTCTGACTAAATAACTTTCGATTTTCGATTCTCTCATTCTCTCACCTGCATAATGAATACATAATTTATATAGGTGTTGCATTTGTTGCATTTAAAAAGTGTTTTCCATACTTATAAGCTATTAGGGGCATACTATACTAATACTTACTCCCTAACATTAATTATTAATCTATTTAGTAAAAATAATACAACAAATGCAACACTAAGGTCTTAACCTTAGAGCCCCAATGAATTGAGGTGTTGTATTTAGTGTTGTATTTAGTGTTGCATTTGAATTTTAAATACAACACCTTAGTGTATAATTACTATTATTTTGTTGCATTTGAATTTTTAAATACAACACCTAATGCAACGTTTTATAATGAATATTTATACAATTAAAATCATATTAATTCTTCAATGTCATTATCTTTTACATATGCTATTTGTACTCCATACTCTTTACCAAAACGCATTCTGCCTGTTTTATTACCTTCGTAAACTTGCCAAGTACCTATCTGTCTTAAAGCATTAGTAATCTTTTTAAGTTCCATTGAACCTCGGCTATCACCTTTATCTTTTCCAAAGCATTCAACAAATATTTCTAAAGCACACACTTTGTCTCTTTGAACTAATTCGCTACTCTGCTCACTAATCGACGCATCACCAAACTTATAAAAGTCTCGACGTTCACTTATAGTCATATCTTGCCAGTTCTTAGGTATAGGCGTATTCAAGAATTCTTCAATGATACCTACATAAGGTGATTCTTCGGTATGCTTACTTTGAATTGAACGCATCTCTTCTTCAAGTTCAGGATCAAGATAAAGTTCTTCACCTTTATCGTAATAATGTTTAGCTTCCGCCCAAATTTGGTCGATTTCATCTTTAGTTAGTTTTGACCATTTTACTTCTACTTTTTCAGGGTTAACTGTCATAGGCCAAAAACGACGACCGCCTGTTTCATCTCTTAAGAAATCTACTTTATTTGTTGTACCAATGAAAATGCATTGACGTGGAAAGTCTTCAATATAATGACCATAGGCTACACGGAAACGGTCTATTTGTTTTGAAATGAAGTGCTTAATCGCTTCAACTTCGGCTTTACGGGTTGCTGCAAGTTCTGCCATTTCCATAAGCCACACTCCTTGTAATGCTTCATAAGCTTCTTTGCCTGTCACAGAAACTAAACTGTCTGAGAACCAAGCACCGCCAAGCTTTTTAAGAATGGCTGATTTACCGACACCTTGTGGGCCATAAAGTGTAAGCATATAGTCGAATTTGCATCCAGGCTCCATAACTCTTGTAACACCTGCAGTTAATGCTTTACGTGTTGTCGTGCGATTAACTTCTGTATCTTCAACACCTAAATACTTAATAAATAGACGTTCAAGTCTAGGCTCACCGTCCCATGTTAACCCGTTAAGGTAATTCCTAACTGGATGATACGCATTTTGTATGGCAACACTGATAATGGCATCTTTTGTCTTACCTGAGTGATGTATTTCATACACTTTTTCAATGTAACTACGTAATGCACTATCATCTCCATCTTGCCATTGTCGATACCTACTTTCTTTGTTCCAGGGCGTTTTACCTAAGCATTCAATTTGTTTCGTAAATTCATTAAATGCAATCTTGCCTTTTAAGTTAGGATCATTACGTAAAATAATCTCGATATTAGGGATGCTTGCTTTGAAGTTACCTTTTGATGTGATTTCTAACGTTTCATCCCATTCATCATTTGCAGTTTCGATAACGTCGAAGTCATCCATTACATTGCTCATCTTGTCATTGATGAGTTGCTTTTTAACCTGTTCATCATTCTGTGCTTTCGTCTGCATAGCCTTATAACTTGGTAAGCGATTAATCGGTGTATCTGCTTTTACGTCTTCATCTTGAGCACCATATAGGTGTATACGCACTAAGTCAAAACTGTTAACAAGTTGACCACTGATTGGGTCTGTATTGTGATGTGAATAAGCGAATTTGCCGTCTTCATATAGAACCAAACCGCCTGCAGTTGACCCTTCATGATACGTATATCGGTCTGTACTATGTTGGTCGTAAAGTTCAGGTATAAACGTTTCAATCGCTTCTTCAATTGTGTAGGCTCTACAAAATGCACCAACAATACCTGGTTTCTCTTCCGGGTTACCTTGCTTGTCTGCTAAATGTTTGGTCTTACTTTGCTCACGATTAGATGTTGGCCATTCTAATGTGTCGGTCCAATCAACATATTCTTCTAAAATCACATCAGGATCTAACAGTGGTAAATCTTCATAAGTGAAAAAGAACTCAGCATCATTACTTGTTGATGGCCAATACATTAAACGGTGTGGTTGATAGGTTGTATCATCAAAGTATTCCATTCCAACCATATCTGCGACTTTACGACCAACCGCTTCATACTCATCTGCATTGACATTACGTTTTAGTGGAATAACTAATCGTAATCTTGGGCTAATCTCTCTATGCTTATGCGTTGAATAGACACAGTAAGCAAAATCGTAGAACATAGAAAGTATGTCGGTCATATCTTGTGCTGCAAAGTCCAAGTCTAGCGTTAACATTGAACGGTTCATCACTTGACCGGCTTTACGTTTGCCTTCTTTTAGGTAACCACCAACAAAGCCACCAACGTCTTTAACATCTGCTTGTTCAGATTTAGACATTTTGTTGTAGTCGGCTAAGTCTTCTTTTGTTCTAACCGTTTGAGAAAGCTTTTGCATGAAGTCGGACCAAGCCATGTTATGATTGTTCCAATGCTTTGAAAGTCGGCTAGATGCATAAGCATAAGACACATCACGGTCATATTTGAGCTGTTTGATTTGTGTGACTTTGTCCTGCATAATAAGCTCCTTTCTTATAGCTTTTCACGTAGTGCATTTCTAAGCATATCGTTAATGGTTTCTAGCGTTTCAATTTCTTTCTTTTGTTCGTGTTGTACCATGATTGATATTAGGTATAGTAGCGCTAATAGAATTGTTAGTATTGGCCACATTAGTTATCCTCCTTATTACCTGAGTTGAATACATCTTCAAATGCAGTAGCAATATCTTTTTCAATTTGTCTTCTAAATGTGCGATTTAAATCAATTTGATCTTCTAAACTGGGAAAATCATTCGGTGCCGTATCAACTTCATCAGGTTTGTATTTGAAATGTTCATATACTTTAATAAGTGTTTTATATAATACGATTGCTGCGATTGATGTTAAAAATGTTTCGATATATTTATTCATAAGGTATCGTTCCTTTCATAAATGTTTTGGTATACTTAAATTACTTTTTATAGAAAGTGAGGTGATGAGTATTGAGTACTCCTATTAGAGATATAGTTAAAGAAAATCTTTCCAAAGATAAAGGAACGATATTAGTTACAACTGACGGAAAACAATATCCCGATATTGATATTGTTTCTGAAAGTAGTGAATTTATAGTTATTTATCCGATTAAAGGCATTACTGATAAACAAACATTGATTTATACTAAAGATATCGAAAAGCTTAAAACTTTTGACTATGAATAGAGGGCCTAATCGCCCTCATTTTATTTTTCTAATACTTCCTTAACTTTCTCTAAAATATCCTTACTCTTTAAGGTCTGCTTCTTTGATGAATGTGCCATTGATTGTCTTTCCTTTTCTCGTTAAATCCTATAGCTAAATTTTCAATTGCGAACACTAAGATAGTACGCCACTGTTCAGAGGTTAAGTTGGTATGTCTATTATTAATTCGAGTTAAATAATTTATTAAGTCGTTAGGATTATCATACGTTACACCATCAATGGTAATTCCTAAACCAGATATACAATTAGAATCTATTCTCATTATCTTCTCACCCCATTTAAATATATTTATCTTTAAGTTTTAATAATTCATTATAATTAGCTTTAAGTTTTGCTTCTGATACTTCAGCGTCAGTTGAATACTCATCTATGATTACTTCGGAACTGTGATAGTATTCTTTTAGTAAATAATCAACCAAACTTTCTTTACTGTTTATACGTTTAATATCTTCATTTATATTTGGATTTTTAATTTCTTTTTCCCTTGCTGCTTGTACTTCTTGTTCAGCTTTCTCCATTTCTATTTCTAAGCTTTTATAAAACTCGTCATAAGGTTTATAGTAAATTTCCCATTCACCATTATTGTTCGAATACTTTTCTTCAAATAACTTTCTGTTTTCAGGTTCGTCTAAAACTACAACCCATTTTTCTTTTTGTTTAGCAAACATTATTGGTTCTTTTATTCTTTCGAACACTACTCACTCACCTTCTCCTTTAATTCCGTTAATATCGTATTGATCACTCTCTCTAGCAAAGTCTTTAGGTGCAGTATCCACATCATCTTCAGATTGTAAATAGATAATAAGTTCGTTTGTTAGATATTTGCTAAGTTCATACAATGCGATGATGAACCATATTTTTAGTATGCGTTTAATCATTCCGTTCACTCCTTATCGAATATTCCTAATTTTTTATATTCATCTTCTAGCCAACGCCAATTTGTTTTAGGTGGTTTAATGCAATTTAATAACCCTTTGACTTCGACTTTCTCTTTAGCTTCTTTCTCACTCTCTGCCTCTACCAACGTCATACGTTCATTCTCTCTAGGTGCTTCTACATTTACATGCACATGACCTGTGCTGTCTGTAAATTCTCTGATTAGGTATTGCATTATTCTACAACCTCTAAAATCTCATGTTTCATTCTGTATTCTTTGACAGTACCATAGCAGCGTTCTGCAATATCCATAGCACTATCTAAATAAGAAGTTTTAATAGCTTTTTCTATGTTTTTAGTGAAACTATATACATTTCCAAATGCATTTGTTGATACATACAAGCCACTCTTTATTTCAATAATATATTTCTTGTCATTTTGATTATCTTCCATTCCCACTCACTCCTTAACTTGTTTAATTAATTGAGATATAGCACATATCGTAAACACTAAAAATAAGAAACCATAATCCCACTCATCTTTTACTTCTGTACCTACTAATTGAAATAATAATGAAATTATGAACATTCCTATTAAACCGCAGAATGTAGCTCTCACTTCCCTAGCACCTCTTTTACTTTTTCTAGTATGTCCTTATCCTTCGAGGTCTGCTTCTTTGATGAATGTGCCATTGATTGTCTTTCCTTTTCTCCCTTTAATTTCGTCATACGCATACTGTAAACACTCCTGTAACGTCATATCATGTTGTTGCGCCAATATGATTAATGTAACGACTGTATCGCCTATACCGTCTTTTAATGCGTCCATTTGCCCACGAGATAATGCTGATGCAACTTCGCCTGCTTCTTCATAGAATTTAAGTGCTTGTCTATCTGAATTACCATTGTGTAAATCTTTATCAATACTCCATTGTTGTACTTGTTCTACTAATTGATTTAATGTGTTAGTCATTTATTGTTCCTCCTGTTTGTTAAGTAATATAATTTCGGCGTTAGTACAAAATCTAATGTACATATCATCTTGTTCATGTACATAGTCTTTAACTTCTAAATGTTTAATAGCTTTGTTTTTGTCAGTAAAATAGAAATCGTCTACCCAAGAACTATCTCCATCAATGGAGTTTCGATGTGTATATAAAATGATATAAATATCACTCATCACTACCACGCTCCAAATCTTTAATGATTTTTATTATTTTTCCTACTTGCCCTTCAAACTCATAGCGGTCATTTTCTTCAAACCAATTAACCAACTCTTTTATCTCATCAAACGCTTCTGCCTTCCTTTTAGCATCTTGCCATTGTTCAAAATAAGTATCTGCTTGTAATCTCAATGCTTTTATATCTGATAGCAGTTCATCATAACTTTCCTGCGATAACTTAACTTCTGCCATTCCTATCCCTCATTCCATTTAGAATTCTCTTTCAATAGCCCTGCGTCCCTCAGACCATCATTCAAACTACGTTGCCCGTCCTCGTACCACACATTTGCAAGATACCTACCGAACACATCACTCTTGTACGTCTGAACGTAAATGTCTTTATGTTCGACACATTCTCTAGTAAACGCTGTTGCTTCTTTAAATTTATCCTGTCCTCTTTCTGGCGTATCGACACCTAGCAAACGTACACGACGTTTAGCGTAGGTATCAAAGCCACAATCGATTAAGATATCTATCGTGTCCCCGTCCACAACATTGGTGCATGTTGCTTTGTAGGTGTAGAGATTGTTGATGTCTATCGTAAACACTCCCTGTTTATTGATTTAGTAGTTTTGCACTCAACTTTTTAACTCATCTATATGTTTTTTTACATCTTGAGGAGATAACCCATCTTTTTCAGGTATCCATGCAAGCGTTCCGTGTCCTCCAAAATGCACTACTGTCTTTTTGTTTCCAATAAACCATTCAGCAGCTGCTTTCATAACATCATCAGTAGCAATACGTCTATTTCTTAGATTCATAGTCCCATCATCATTTATACGTGCCATATAAATATCTCCACTCATTAATGCATATACTAATTCGATTTTTTCATAAGCCATTTCTCATACACTCCCTATTTTTTCTTGTATTTTCTTTTTCTACTTTCATCGTCACTCTACTTCCTGCTACCTTAACCACAAAGCCTTTGACACCTATCTCACGTAATTCCTGTTGTATCTGTGTAGGTGTCTTGCCTTGTGTGTTGTAGCGATAGCGTTGGTTAATTGTGTTGAATAATATCATTCCAATTTACCTACAATCGCATCTACGACATTAACAGTTACTGCATTACCTGCTTGTTTGTATAATTGACTATTACTTACGCCACTATTTTTAGCTTTATAAAACTGTTCATCTGAAAAGCCTTGAAGTCTCCAAGTTTCGATTGGTACTAGCTTTCTTATACGAATATCATTTGTGACCACACCTTGATTAACTTCTCCTGCCTGTAACGTCTGCGCTACTTGCTTACCTACACGACCACGTCTAGTTTTACTATTAGGAAATGAAGTATTTACACTATCGCCTTCCATAGCCTCTGTATATCCTTTTTTAGTTGCTTCCCTAATAGCTATACCGTGTCTATCTTGACTAGTTAATGTAAACATCGGATCGTTATCCTCTTTAAAACGTCTACCGTTTTGTCGTTTGTTCACTCTATCTGGTGTTAACACTGGAATAGCCACTTGCTTAGCCCCTTTATAATCTCTAGCTGTAATAGTTGGACTTAAACCATTCACATCATGAACATTGTGTGCCTCGTGATGTGTATTAGATGTATTACCGACCACTGCAATCTTCGGTTGTCTATCTCCACCTTGCATTGTGTTGAGTGTAGGACTAACCTTTTCTGTACTGTGAATGCTATCAACGTCCCTGTAATCGTAGTGGTTTAATCTACCGCTCAAATCTTCATTCAACGTGAGTTTTTTTGTTTTCTCTTCAGATAAGTAATACTTTTCATCTACATCTGTTTCTAAGATGTCAACTAATCGTGTATCAACACTTGTTTGTTGTTTAAGTAATTTAAATAACTTAGGTTCTTTCCAAACATCTTTACGTGTAACTAAGATGTACACTCGTTCTCTATTTTGTGGAACTCCCCAATATTTGCTGTTAAACAAGCCCCATTCGATGAAATACCCCAGTTCATCCAACGCTTGAACGATTGTTCCGTAAGTTCTCCCTTTGTCGTGTGAGAGTAACCCTTTGACGTTTTCCAGTAATACATAAGATGGTTGGATCTCTTTAATCGCCCTCGCAATATGAAAGAAGATTGTCCCTCTTGTATCTTCAAACCCTCTGCGATTCCCTGCGATACTAAAGGCTTGGCAAGGAAAACCGCCTGTGATGATGTCGACTTGTCCTCTGTATAATCGAAAATGTTCATCTGTAACGCTTGTGATGTCATCTAACTCCTCCTCATTCTCTGTATCGTATATTGCTTTATAACTTTG